AAAATATTGAAGCAAGAAAAAAGTACTATCCTACACTAAAAAAGCTTATTGAGGATATTGGTGACTGGAACATTAATGCATCTGAATTATCCAGAGAATGGCACGTGCCTAAGAGAACAGTTCACAACTGGCGAAATAAAATCCTGGCGGAGATGGATTTAATTGATCCTGTTGAATATGGGAGGGAAATAATTGGAGCATTAAAAACAAGTATTAAACAATGTCGACAGAAAGTAATTACTGTAACTCAAGAGAGGGATAGAATCAAGTATCACAATACGATTGCCAAATTATCTGATTCCTTAACTGATATGCTTGAGAGATACGAAAAGAAAATGAAAGTAGCGGATAAAATCGAACTTGAAACTAAAGGGTTGGTAAGGATTAATTTCAACGATTCGTCTGACAATTATCCTAAATTGGACAATATACCAGATGATAATGACCAAAATAGTTAAATTGCCTAAAGGGATTAATGGATATTTAAGTCATTATTTAATTAAATAATGACATAATTGGTCAAAATGGATAGTTCAGATTTACCAAAAGAAAAAATAGTTAATTTTTCTCCTGCTAATGATAAGCAACGCAGGTTTATATATTCGACTAAAACACACTTACTTCTGTCTGGTGCGGTCGCTGCGGGTAAAAGTTTGTGTGGTTGTTGGAAGGGTTTGCACGTCTTTACCTGGTTCTACACTAAGGACATTATTTGAACAGGTTATCCCGCCTGAATTAATTGTAAGTCATAACCAACAGAAAGGTATTATTGTGCATCGCACACCTGATAATAAAATAAACAGTACAATTGTATACTCAGGTCTTGATAAGAGAGCTGACCAGAGTTATCCTACTAAGGTAGGTAGCACTGAGTACACATGGGTATTTGGTGATGAAATAACTGAGTTCCAGGAAGGTGATTATCAGATGCTGAGTACTCGGATTAGATATAAGTTACCTCACCTAAATCAGAAACAAAATGATATGATTCCTCGACAGATATTTGGTGCTACTAACCCAGATGCACCGACTCACTTTTTGTATAAATTCTTTTTTGGCAATAAATCAGATGATAGAGAAGTTATATTAACTACACCTTACGACAACCCCCATTTACCTAAAGAATACATGGATAAATTAGAAGGTGCTTTGTCCGGCGTTACAAGAGAAAGGCTTTTGTATGGTAAATGGGTACAGGCAGAAGGTGTTATATATGTAGATTTTGATATGCGTAAGCATGTTAATAATGAAGGTTTTTTACCTTATTCAGATTACAAAACACATATTATAGGTGCCGATAGCAACTATCCTTTACCTCGTGCTGCTGTATGGGTTGGTATGCGTGGAGATGGTCGGGCTGATGTACTCGGTGAATTCTACCAGAAAGGTGCTCATGTAGAGCAGTTAATGAATTGGATAAATGATATAAGAAAAAATACTGGCAGGATGGTGACTGTATATCACGACCCTTCCGACCCTGACGCTATTAGCAAGATAAACACTATAAGTGGTGTTGTGTGCAACAAAGCCCATAATAAGGTATTGCCAGGCATCAGTACTGTCAGTAGATATTTTAAAGAGGACCTTATTAGGATAGACCCTTCTTGTGTTAATTTGATACAAGAAATCAATTCTTATAGATGGAAACCAAATAAAGATAAAGAAGAACCTGAGAAAAAAGAAGACCATGCAGTCGATGGATTAAGATATAGTTTATCGTCCTACAACCCAGAAGAAGGTAAGATAACTGTATGGCAAGACACTTCAGGTAGGATTTTTTAGAAAGTTATAAAAATATTAAAGAAAGATAATAATAAATATGAGTATGTTAGGTTGGTTCAAGAATATAGGTACAGGGAGCTCTCAGACGATTAATAGTGTCAAGAAAGCTTACCAAGATAAAATTAATAGAGTCCTTGGTACTCGACCTACTGCTTCTAATACAGGTAGTTCACATGGTTATAATGTACCAAGATATTACTGGCCTACATGGACTTTATATGAGGTATCTTACAATAGTGATGTATTAACTACGATCCAACGGACATTGAAACAAGAAGTGTTCAGGAATAAATTTGAGATTGTTAAAGAAAGAGATACTGACCCAGATTATCTTAGTTATGAAGGTTATGAACCAAAAGAGAAAGACAGGCAAAAGTTGATTAAACAATTCAAGAATATTAACTCTAACAAACAAACATTAAAGCAGGTTCTTGAAGAGATAGAGGATGACTTGAATATTATAGACGACGCTTACATGAGTTTCTTATATGATTATCAGTTTGATTCTGACGGTTATATTGATTTTGAAAAATCTGAGGTATTAGAAACTATCCGGTCAGAACCGATATTCATGCGTATAGTGATGGGCTATAAAGGTATTCCTGGAACAGATAGTGGCGGTAATTATGTCATGTCATGCCCTAACCATCGTAATAATGAATGGAAAAACATAACTGAATGTCCGAAATGTGGAATGAAATTATATCAAGCACATTTTTATTTTCAGGCTGAACAGGAGAGAGAATATTATTTTAATTGGGAAGTGGTGCATGCAAGCAGATATAGACCATCTAAATCTTATGGTTACAGTCCAGTCATTACAACTTACCAAAAAACATTCACTCTTTTCGCTCAGGATAGTTACGTCAAAGAAGTTTATGAAGGAAAACGTCCACCTAAGGGTGGTTTGTTTTTCAATACGTCTAATACTGACTCTCTTGAAAAGAACTGGGAGAAAGCTGTAGATATGAGTCAAGAGAATCCTAACTTACCTTTTATCATGGCTGTTACTAATACCGGAGATAAACAACCTCGTAAATTTGTTGAGTTTATTGATTTCATGAAAAATCTTGATGAATTGCAATATACCCAACAGCGTGAAGAGTTCTGGCGAAGTATAGGGTCTGTTTTTGGTGTAATGCCTATTTTCCATGGTGATATGAGTCAAGGTGGTGGTTTGAATAATGAAGGATTAGAAATAACTGTCACAAACCGAGCTATGGAAGTCAATCAAACTAATTATAATGAAGTATTCTTCCCAGCCATAATTAAAGCTTACAAAGCTCATGGTTGGGTATTAAGATTATTGCCTAATGAAGAACAAGATGAGATGGCTGAGTTAGAACGCCAAGGGAAGATGTTAGATAACGCTGAGAAAGCTGTCAAACTTGGTCTTAAAGTAGAATATGATAGTAAACAAGGTAATATAATTATTGAATCAGGAGAAATAACAGCTCCTTCAGGTGGTTTTGAGGATAGTGGTTTTTCTGGTAACATACCTTTTAGCGCTTCAAACAATGATCAACCCACAGAAGAACAAACCTCGCCAGATGAAAACTCTACCTCTCCACAACCTGAACCTCCTGATGTAAAAAAAAACATAACTCATATGACAAATAATAATAATTATTTTCCTGTACTTAAAGCTAAACCTAAATTCTCTAAATTCCAAGAACGCATAGAGAAAGAAGTTGATCAATATATTAAAAGACTTAAGCGTACACCAACAAAGCAAGAACTCAAAAAACTCATCAATGAAGTTAGACAGAAGTTGCATTTATCTCTAAGGGAGGACGTAAGTAAATATTTCAAAGATATATACGACCAAGGAGTACAGGCTGTAGAAAGAGATTTGGGTGTTAATTTTGTATTTGGTGCGAAGGATGAGAATGTATTGGAAGCTTTGAAGAACCAGAAAGTTTTAAGTGATGCATTTGTCGGTGTAGCTGATTCTGTGGCTGATAAGTTACATAATGTCTTAGAGCAATCTATATCGGACCCGACTACTTTGACCATAGATAATTTAACAGATAAAATCAAAGATATATCTAATATAGCTGATTTCCGGGCTGAGAATATAGCAAGGACTGAAGCAGGTAAAGTATTCTCTGCAGCAAGGAGAGTTAGTTATTTAAAAGAAGATCGTGCTAATGAATTCAGGTATAAATGGATCGGTCCAAATGATAACCGCACAACTAAAACCAGCAAACGTATTAAACAACGAGTAGGTAAAGGGGTGGATTGGGATAATTTGGTGAGGATAGTCCAGGAAGAGGCCGCTAAAGATTTCCCTGAATGGAAAGTAGATCCTGATGCTTTAATGTCTCATTACCAGAGTAGACATATATGGGTACGGACACAGGATTAGTTCTTTACTATTAGAAAGTTTTAAAAAAAAGGGTTCTTAAAATATATTCTATGAGTAATACTGTAAATGAATTGTTGCAGATTATAGACGAGTATTTGGATGATTTCGCTGATGCTGTTATTGATAAAGCTTCACAGAATCTGGTTGATATGAATAAAATAGATAGAGGTTTGTTATTGAAATCAGGGAATGTAAACAGGGCTTTTTTAGATAAGGAGATAGTTTTTGGTGTGCCTTATGCTGATAATGTAGAGTTTGGCCAAGAGCCAGGCAGTATGCCATCACCTCAAGCGTTAGAGAAATGGGTAAGGCGAAAACTTGGTGTGACTAATCCTAAAGAAATCAGACAAGTGTCTTTTGCAATTGCACAAAAGATTAAACAGAAAGGTATCCAGCCAGCTCCTTATTTATATCCTGCGGCTGTAACTGTTGGAAAAGATTTTAGAGGTAATATGTAAAATGACAAAATCAAAACTCATGTTTATTAAGAAAGAAGGCGGTGCTTTGCCTGAATCTGAAGTGATAGATACTTTTGTCAATTGCACAGATTTGGACCAAATTAAAAGAGCTGTTGAGCAAGCTGAAGATAGGTTATATGTAACATGGGCTACCGTAGATGTAAGAGATTCTCAGGGTGAAATCGTACCAATAGAGGAAGTTATCAACGAAGAAGACACCTACCTTGAACGTGGTGGGAGTATAACAGACACCCACTCTAATAATGTCATCGGTAAAGTACTGGCTTACAAAGTGATGATGCATCCGAAAGCTAACAAGATGGGAGTTTTACATCTCGCTAAAATATATAACCACAATAAACTGGACGATAAAGTATGGACTGAGACTGTTAATGGGGAGAGATATGGTTCAAGCATTGGTGGATTTTCAACTAATGATTATTACGCTGTTGAACCTGATACAGGTAGGAAAACTAAAGTGAGGTCTGGTTTTGCTCATACAGAAACAGCTAATGTGCTTGGAGACCCTGCTAATCCTTTTGCTACAAATGAAGCTTTTAGTTTGGTTGCTAAAGACAAAAATTCCGAAAGTCTTAAAAAAAAGGAAAATACAGAAGAAATAAATAAAACCAATAAAGGTGATTTGATTATGGATGAGAAAGTAGATCAAAGGTTTTCGAACCTTGAGAAATCAGTGTCTGAGATAACTACATTAGTTAAATCTCTCGTCGATGTCAAGAAACAGGAAGAAGAACCTGAAGAAGACAAAGACATGGAAGATAAAGAAGCCAAAAAGGTTAAGAAACAAGAAGAAGAAAAAGACCAGCCCAAAGATAGTAAGGAAGACAATAAAGTTGAGAAAGAAGACGTATCTGGTAAGATAGAAGCGGAAAGCAAAAATGAAACTCAACCAGAAGAATCTTTCTCTGATGATGCCAATGATTATACTGTTATGAAAACAGAGATATCAGAGATGAAAAAAATGCTAAAAGAGATGAACTCAATAAAGAAACAATCAGCAAGACCTTCAGGCAGTGAACAAGGCAATCAATCAGGAGATAAATTATCTGCTGTAAAAAAACAACAGGAACTTACAGATGTAGCTAAGAACGTGGCTTCAGGTAAGCAAGCTGTCAATATCAACCAGATTCATAAGATGGCAAGAGAACAAACTGGTGGCAAGCCCCTGTTTTTCTCTAATATGTAGGTGACGAAAATGAGTGGAGAACAAATAACAACAATACATGAACTAATAGACCTTCAATACGGAGGCGGACTTAATCCTCTTACTAAAGCTGACAGTCCCACAACTACATCTACTACAGGTGTTTTTAATAGAATATATGGTGCATACGCTTTCAACCAGCTGAACATGGAAGGTAACGCAATTGCTTTGCTACCCAAATATCCATGGCCAAGTAGCGGTTTTCGTGCAATTACAGCACTACCTTCTGGAGACAACTACGGTGGTGTAGGTGAGGGTGGAACTATTCCTGACAGCATTGATTTCACATATGCTGAGATTGATGTAGACCCACACCAAACACTCTCAAAAACAGACGATGCAATCGCTGACCTTGAAATGAAGAGAGGTCTATTTGCAACCTACCACGCTGAAAGAATGAGCAGCCAGTGCATGATAGATGGAGATACACTTGCAGGTGACAAATGCTTATGCAGCTGCTGTAAGTTGGACCGCAGGTGATGAAGATATATATGGGATTGATAGGAGCGCTAACCCATGGGCTGATGCTCAGGTATCCCATAACTCAGGTACAGATAGGTTCTTGACAGACGAGATTATAAGAGAATTACTCGCTTCATTGAAAACTGCAGGTGCAAGAACCAATATCATGCTGACAGGTTCAGATACGGCATCTAAAATCTACGGACTGTATAACAACCAAGTAAGGTATCCTGGAGTTCTTGAACAGAACACAATGGCTCAGATTGGTCTTAACGGTGTTGAAACAGAGGAAGGTATCGGTGCGGGAATCAAAGTAGCTTCTGTATATATGATCCCCCTATTCGAAACACAACACGCAGAACAGGATACAATTAGTAGAATTTATTTGCTTGATACTACAATGCAGGAAGGCACAGGTATCCCAAGGCTTGGATTTTGTTTAGCGACACCTACAATGTATTTTGAGACGGGTATGAGTGCAGATAACCCAAATCCATTTGTGCTTAACAAGACAACAACCAAGGGTATGTATTACACAATGGGTGAAATTGTGTGCACTTTCCTTGCTGCTCAAGGTAGCATTAGAGATCTGAAATAAGGTCTCGCCTTGAATTATAATAACAGGTGATATAAAATGGCATTCACATATACGGTTGATACAACTGATAAAAGCGTACTACGTGGAGATGTGGCTATAGCTACAGGAACAGCTACTGCAACAAGCGTGACATCAGGTAAGATAGTAACAGGTCTTTCTGAGGTTTATGGTTTTTCAGTCAATAACAACAGCACAGAAAAAGGCGTGAAAGCAAAATCCAATGTAGACGGTTCCGGTACAACTTCTGCTGGTAGCATTGGGATACTTGCATGTACTTCTAATGATGTAATGGAATGGATGGCTTATGGTAAGCCATAGATTGGTGATATAAGATGGCATGGGACATTACATTAAGAGAATGGTTAATTAAAGACGCTTATCCAGGCTTTGAGAGAAGTGCTGAGACAGGTGTTTTTAGTAATCAGGTTAAGTTTTTGGATGCAGTTTATATGTCTGATAGTTTGGATATTGTAGGGGATCTTACAATAACTGGCGACCTCACTGTGAGTGGAGATTTTACTTTTGGAGATTCTATTGCAGTAGATGGAGATGACAATATGTCAGCTTTAATGACTTTAACAAATGTTGATGGTGCAGCAGCTGTAGAAAATGGTTCTGTATTAGCGGATATCTCAGGAACTGCAAATGATGGATATATTAAAGTTGTTGTTGAAGGCGAAGATAAGTACATTCCTTTATACGACCTAAAAGCTTCTTAAAAGAAGCAATTTTTTTATTTTTAACTTAATGCAATGCAATGGTGAAAAAAATGAGGGACATTAAAATACATGAGTGGGATGTTGGAGAAGAAAAAAATAATACTATTAAAGTTTTGACTAAACTTTTAATGAGTGTAGACCCCAAGAATTTACCACGAGGAATTGACAAATTCAGGACATATAATCGAATAGCACAATCTTTTGACAAAGCTGAAGAAACAGGTATTATTGTTTTGGAAGAAGCAGATTATATTTTTTTGAAAGAACAAATTAATAATATACCTGCACTGTGGGGTCTTGACAAAGATGCATCTATTTCAATAGAGACTTTTTTGGATGCAGAAGAATATAAAATGTCAGTTGAGGGTAAAAAATGATAAAAATAACTGGTGGAATCAAGATTAAATCAGGTGAACATAACAAGCAGCTTGAGAATTTATTGGGGTTCAAACAAATTAAGAAAAAAACAACTAAATCTACTACTAAAAAGAAAGTTGTCAAGAAGAAATCAGCTAATAAACTCAAAAAATAAATTTAAAGGTGAAAAAAGAAAATGCAAGAGGAAAGATATGTTGAGTTTGGTGGGACAAAATACCCTTTTAAGATAGATAAGCACAAAAACAGGATTTGGAAAGACCGAGCAGATACAGGTGTTAATTTTGCACTAAATGAGCAGAGACAAAGTCATACATTGATTAAGAACTGTCCTTCAGGATTGATGTATCAATTCAATAGAGGTCATCCAACTAAAGTCGCTGAAGATGAAGATATAGCTTTTTTCAGGAAGAATAAAAGAAGGTTTATGGAATGTAAGAATAGTAAACCTTTGAATGGACAAAATAATCCTGACCTTGAAGAGAGTTTGAAAAATAAACTGGTTAAATCAGGGTTTTCCGATAATACAGGCTCAGTTGTTGCTAATGAATACGGTTCAGAAGAAGCTTTTATCACCTCGATGTTATCAGGTGATAATTTCTTGGGTGTGTTACATGAGGATAACAGCACCCATGAGAAAGAAGTTATTAAGCTTTTAGAATGGTGCAAAAAGCAAAATGAAAAAACAAGGTGATTAAATAATGGCTAATTACGCAGTAAATGATTGGGCGAGTGATATAGGGTCTATGGAGACTGTCCTTGCTGAATTAGAAACAAAACTTGAAACAATCGATGCTACTAAAACTATCCGACTGATTACAGTACAGCCAGTTGGCAATAGTAATTTCCAATCTGGTCTTATTTTTGACGCATAAAAGTGAGGTCAGATGAAAAGATTATTTATTTATTTCATTTTATTTATTGTTTTTATTAGTTTTGCGTATGCTATTGATTTCAAACCTCGTTCTAATATATCTGGTGAAGATAGATATAAGATATATAATTTCACTGGGATATTTGTTAATGATAATATGTCAGTAGATGGATCTACAGTTTTGACTAATGATAATATCTTAGGTGAAGATGTTAATGTAAGCTATTCTAACCAGACCACTTACTGGGGTAGTTTAAGTGGTTATGTCAGTCGTTGGTTTAATCGTGTAGGTGAGTTGTTATATTTCAATGAAACTTTACAGAATCAGAGTATAGATGATAGAATACTTACACATAATTCTACATTGAACGATACTTATGTTACTGAATTAGAGCTTGAAATAAATAATGATACTGTTGTTGATTATATAGATACTGAAATATTAAATAATAATAACACATTAAACGATACTTACGCTACAGAATTAGAAACATTAATTTATATATTAGACAACAATGGCACAGTGACGGAATACATCGACTCACAGGATAATATATATAATATTAGTATGGTTGATTATGTAAATACTGAGATACTTAATAACAATAACACTATCATAGCGTTTATTAATGCTGAGAATAATGGACAAAATACCACTCTGATAGCTTATATAGATAGTGAGAATGTAGCACAGAACAACACACTTATTGCTTATATATTACAGCAAATATTAAACAATAACAACACTTTAGACGATACATATTACAAATCAGGTGACTCTGGTGTTTTTAATACTATTAATACTGGACAAGGAGATAATAACTTATATGCTATGAACCAGAACGTACTTACTACAAGTAGCCCTACTTTCGATGGTATAACCTCATCAGGTGGTATTACTATGTCAGGTAGTGCTTCAAACATAGCTCTTGGCTCAAACTATCTGTCAGGAGATGGTGGTGATGAAGGGATATATGTTGATTCGACGGGGAATGTCGGCATCGGGACGACGAGTCCGTCACAGAAACTTGACGTTGACGGAACAGTTAAATCAGATGCTTTATTGATAGGAAATTCAGATTTATTAAGTTCATTTCGTTCTGTGTCTGGAGAGTCATCTGTAAGTCCATCTTCACAAGTATTAGGAACAGAAGTAAGTACTGGTATTGGAATAGCGAGGTTTGTAAAGAATCAATATTCAGGTAATTTTTATTTTGCTAAGTCCAGAGGGGAAACAGTTGGAAGTTATACTGTGGTTCAGAATAGTGACAGTCTTGGACAATTTGTTTTTGAAGGGTCTGATGGAGCAGACTTTGGTGCGGGAGCAGCTTTTGGTGCTTATGTTGATGGGACTCCTGGTAATAATGATATGCCGGGAAGATTGGTATTTGCTACAAGTCCTGATGGTACTCACGCTCCTGTAGACAGAATGACCATCAAGAGCACAGGCAACGTCGGCATCGGGACAGATAGCCCTTCTAAAACTCTTGATGTTAATGGTCAGGGTAATGCTACTGATTGGTTGATTAATGGAACTTCTGTATTGACTACCATAGGTAATAAAATACTTGATAACAATAACACTATCAAACCTTATATCTTAGATGAAATATTATCAAACAATGGTACTGTTATAGCTTATGTGGATAGTGCTACTGGTAGTGACATCAACAAGACTTATGTCGATGATAGATTTACAACTAACAATGTCACTTTAACAACTTATATATTAGATAGGATATTAAATAATAACAACACTTTAGACGATACTTATATCTCAGATTTCGGTACGGCTAATGATTTAGATAGTTCAGGTAATGTAATCGATACATCAGGTCTAAGCAGTACTAATATCACCGATTTTGATATCGCTGGTGCGAGTGTGTATCATTATGCTAACATTATTAATATGAGTGATAGTAGTATCACTTATGAAGACCTACGTGATTATGTAGTACAACTTGGGTCTGACCAAGAAGTAACTATCGCTGGTGAGAATATTACCTCTGGTACTGTTGCTGATGCAAGGATAGCTTCTACTATAGCACGTGATAGTGAAGTTGCAGATACATATACTAAGAACGGTACAGACCTGTCAGCATTAGCAATAACCTCAACTACACTTAACACAGGTCAAGGTGATTATGAACTATACGCTATGAATCAGGATGTTGAGAGTACGGATGCTGTTACTTTCGCTACAGTAGATACTGGACAAGGTGCTAATGAACTATATGCTATGAACCAGAACGTACTTACTACAAGTAGCCCTACTTTCGATGGTATAACCTCATCAGGTGGTATTACTATGTCAGGTAGCGATTCTAACATCGCACTGGGTAGTAATTACTTATCAGGTGATGGTGATGATGAAGGTATTTATGTAGATTCAAGTGGGGATGTGGATATTTCTGGGGATTTAGAAGTAGTTGGTGATATTGATGCACCTTTTGGTTCAGATACAACTCGTATTGTTGGTATTGGTCTCGATGGTAGTTTTAGTTCAGGCGACACAGGAATTTTTAGAATGGCAGATGAAAATAATCAAATTGAATCTACATGGGGGGGAAATCTAATAACTCGTGCTTTCCATAGCGTTGAGTTAGTAGGTTCAACAGTTGGGGCATCTGGTGATAAAGTTTTAAGAGTAAAAGAAAACACAACAAACAGATTAGTTATAGATAAAGGTGGTAAGGTAGGTATAGGTACAGATAGTCCTTCTAAAACTCTTGAAGTTAATGGTGATATGTTACTTGATAATGATTGGTCAGGCGTATCTGTTAAAGGTCTTTATAATGAAGGTGTTACAATATATGATAGACTTTCTAAGTATAGTGGAATTACTTTTAGGGCGGATAACGCATCAGAAGATGTCACATGGCGCATAAGTAAAACAGGCACACAAGATATAAAATTTGTTTATGTCCCAGATGATTTGATACCACTCAGCATGAATAAAGATGGAGAGTTAAGATTAACCAGTTTAGCTGGAGGAGGTGCTCAGTATGTATGTACTGATAATGATGGCGACCTGTCAGCAGGTGCTTCTTGTACTGAGTTTGATATACTTGATGATAATTACCCTGTTTCAATGTCTGATGATGATTTTAAGATATTAGACATCCAGCAAGAAACCAGTCTTGATGAGGAATATTACGGGAAATTACTTAACTACCATTATAAAGTAGCTTTCGGGACTAAGACAAACACTAAATTAGGTTGGATTAAAGTACCTGTAACTGTCAAAGGTGAGTATGAAGTGTTACATTATTTAAGACAGAAAATAACAGAATATAAAGGCGGTGATTTCTCTGATAAGACTACTATTGATAATGACATGGTAGGTCGGACATATACAATATCAGATTTTACTGATAGAGCTGAGACTTATGCGAACCTTAAAGATACTGATATAATCTACGAACAGATAACGACTAATATATATGATGACGATAATAATATCATCAACACAACAACAGAAGATCTAACACGTAAAGTCATACCTGATGATATTATTAAAATCAAAGGTAAATGGGAATTGACACAACCTAATATAATTGATAAAACAATCAATGAATCTGTTAAAAAAGAGGTTGGTATAGTATGAACGATAATTCAAAAACAATAGGATTAAGCAGTTTATCTGCTTTAGGTGTTGTTATTATAGCATTCATAACTCCTTCATTCTTTGATGCACCTAATTATTATTGTGAAAGTAGACCTGAGATAGGTGTAGTTCAATGTGATAGTTTTAGTAAATATGTAGCTGCTAATGGTAAATGTATCAGAGAAGATAATTCTAATCTAATATGTCGTGAAGGTTGGCTATTGGTTGTTGATGATACAATACTACCAGAAGAAACAATAGAAAATAAAATAATAAAAAATCCTGAAGCAACAGGTAGGATTAAATGTACAGCTAATGGGTGTGTTAGTATTGAAAACTAATATTATACTGGGTGATGAATAGAGATGTCATCATTAATTT